TTAAATTCAACCCTTTCAGAAATATTTTTAACTAGTAATTTCAAGTCTATTGTTTCACCAGTTTTATAATCAATACCAATACCTCCACCAAGATTAATATAATTAATATCAAATCCAGATATTTTAATAAGATTTAATAATTCAAATATTTTATCAATTAATTCAGACCAGTAATTAATATCAGTTACATTAGAACCAGTCATAACATGAATACCAAATTCTTTAGTGCCTAGTAAAGAACTTTTTTTAATACCTTCTATAATAGAATTAGAATCCATACCAAATTTTGCATCAGGACCACCCAATACATTCGAAATAGTCTCAGAATTTGTTTTACCTATTCCTGGATTATATCTAAAAAATATTTTTTCGGGCATCTTATTATAAATTGAATATAAATTATTAACTAAACATGAATCATCCAAATTAATTATAACTCCTAAATCTAGAGCTAATTTTAAATCTTTGTCTGATGTAAAATTAGATGTAAACATTATTCTATCACCGGTAATACCAATTTTCTTTGCTAATAATAACTCTGTTTCAGATGAACAATCAAGCCCCATACCTAAATCAGTTAATATTTTTAATATATATGGATTTGGAAGGGCTTTTACAGCAAAAAATTGTTTAAATCCTGGTAAGTAATTAGAAAATATTTCTAGAAAATTAGTTGCATTTTCTTTCATGGAATAAATATCATATATTTGAAGTGGAGTATCATATATTTTAATTAATCGTTCAATTAATAAATAATTAAATGGAAAGTATCTTTCAACTGACATTATTAAGTAAAGGTATATAAAAAATAATAATTAATCAATTTTTTCTATTTATAGTGTTATTATAAGAATTAAATTTTGGTTAAATAATATAGTTTAATTGAATAATTATGAAGTTTATAAGTAGATGTAATAAAAAAGAAAGAATGGCTAATTTATCAATTATAATTTATAAAGAAAATGTAGAAATATAGTTAATTTATTTATTTTCTTTTTTTATCCAATTAATTTGTATAATTTTAAATCTTCAAGGGTAGCAACTAGTAGCACAAAACAGCATAATAAAATATAATAATTTACTAACAATGAATAGTTAGAGGTCTAAAATTACTTGTTTGTGCAGTTCCTGCTTTTATCTTACAAGAAAAATTTATTGTAGAAATAATAGAAGATAAACATTAAATTTATCAGCTGTATTAAACCATATAATAAAAATCATAAATTGCAAGTTTTATAATGGTTAAACCTTGAAGTTTAATTTTTTTACATTTATTTGTCACATTTTAAATTTTCAAGATTTGTAAAATCAGGTGTAATAGAAATATTAAATTATAACTGAATATTATTAAAAATCAGGTAAATCAGTATAAATTTGTTGATCATTAGGATTTTTAGAAAACCAAGTTAATTCATTAGTTTTGGAACCAAAATTATTTGAATTGATAAATGGTTTAGCTATTTCAGTCATTTCATTTATTTTTTTATTAAATTGTTTAATAGGTGTTATAGAAGTAACTTCTGTAATTGTATTATTATTTAAACTAGTTATTAATTTAAGGTTTAACATAAATCCTATAATAGAACTAACTAATAAAGGTAATTTATATTTTTCTATAAATGTAGTTCTTATTCTTTTATACTTTTTATCATCTTTTTTTTGAAACCAATAAATAACAATAAAAACAGAACTAATTATTAAAAATTGTTTAAAAATTTTATTCATTAAAATAATAAAGAAAATAATTAAAAAAAGATTAAAATAATTTTTGGAAATAAAAAATATCTATTATAATTTAATGACTAATCTTATTCAAACAAATATAACAAAATTCCAAAAAGTTATAAAATATATATTAATGGGTTTAATAACTGTTATTGCTTTAAAATACATACCTGATTATAAAATTAATAATAAAGAAATAATAATGATAGGTGCTACAAGTTCAATAACTTATGCTATATTAGATATGATATCTCCTACTATTAAAATATCAAATTTTAAAAATTAAAACTGCAAATAGTTGTTAAAAAAATTATTTTTTTGTTTATTTATTAATTGTTTGTTATCTTTATTAATATCTTTTTTTGGACTAACTAATGAATTTGAGAAAATTTCCTGATATTTATTATCATTTTCTTCTTGTGAATAATTTAAACTAGTTTCCAAGTCAGAATCTGTAGCTAAATCTTTTTCTAATATTTTTTTTACTTTGTCATCAAGAGTATTAATTTTTTTAGGTTCTAATGCATTAACAATATCTTTAATTGTTTCTGAATTATTAGATTTATTAGATGATGATGATTTTTTCATTGTTGATCTTTTTAATGTATCACTAGAGTTAGACATAATAGAATCTATTGAAGAAGTTTCTGAATCTTTATTTTGATTTATAATATTTAAAATTTTAGATCCAATTGTTTTTTCATCTGAATTAGTTTTTTGCATGATTTTTTCAGAATTATCAACAATACTTTTTTTAACTTCTGATAACTTAGATTTAGGTGTATCAGTAGAATTAATATCATTTAATTTTTGTGAGTTATTAAATTCCAATTCCAAATTAGATTTATCATGTGGTAATAAATTATCTAAACCTAAATCTTTTTTAATTAATTTAGTAAGATTACGTTCTTCAGCATCCGACATAGCTTTTTCAAATTGATCATTTACTAAATTATCATCAATATCTTCTCCTAAATAAAATTGTAATATATGTTTAACGGGTAATAATTTTCTTAATGCTTCTTTAATACAATCTTTTATTAAATTCATACAATCTCTCTGATTTCGTTTAATTTCAATTGGTGGAAACTGATGATATAATAAATATGGATTGTTCCATAATTCACGAGCACATTCTATATAAACACGATGTATAAAATCAAAAGTTTTTATATTCTGATAAAATGAAGGATCTAATTTATTTTGAACTCTTAATGTAGGATTATACATTAAAACAATTAAGTTAGCCTTTAAAGTAGCTTTTATTAAATCATTTAACCATCCATAACTATGAGATGAATTTATGATTCTATTAGTTTCTTTTTCAATTAAAGCTGAATTCCATTTAGGAATTCTTTTTAAACAAGATTGAAAAATTTTTAATAGTTCATTTTCTTTACCTTCAGCAATTATGGTTGCTTCTTTATATATAGACTGTAAGCCTTCAAAAATCAGTGGAGTTAATATATTTGATAAATGTGTTGTATATTCATTTTTTGTTTCTACTAAAAAATTTGACATTATATATTAAATATTAGATTATTTTTCTATTTTATTATAAAATTACGTTTAATGTTAATTAATTGACTTAGATTTAACTAAAATAAATAAAAAAATTCCATAGAAATTTTTTGCAAAGATATCTAAAATATTATAACTTGTATTTTTAATATTAAAATCAAAAACAGCAGCTACACCATATAATGACCAAATAATAAACATTGGCCAATATAATTTTAATCCTTGATATGTTTTTACGGCATAATTAGAATAAAGCATTTTGAAAACATATGCAAAGAAAATAAACCCTATTGGTGTAGTATATTTAATATCTATTACATTTATTTCACCTAGATAACCAAATAATAACATCATCCAGTTAGCAACTAAAATTTTTAAAATATTATTTTTTTCAGATTTAAGTAAATCAAATAATTCTATTGTTTTATTTTTTTCTTTTTCCTCAATATATTTTAAATAAATAATTGTTGATAATAACATAGTTGGTGTAGTAATAGCCCAATCAAAATATCTAATCGAAGTAATATTATTTGGTAATATTTTATTATGAATGCTATAAACAAGATATAAATAAAAAATAAATTCTATTATTTGTACCAGTGTTTCTAATTTGAGAGCTGATTTTAAGATTTCATCTTTTTTATCTAGTTTATAACTTAAACCTTTAATACCAACAATACCAGTAATTAATTGTATAAATAATGATGAATATGATGTTAAATTTAATAAATTCATTAAATTACTTTATAAAAAATATAATTAATTTATTTACACATTTTATTATTAGAATTTCCAGCACGATCTGCTAAATAATTAAAATCATCTTTAGTAACACATAAACATCCACTACCTTTGCCATAGTTACATGTTAAATTTGATCCAATATAATTCTTTAATTTATCTTTTGGAATTGGTCCTTGTTTTATATCATGTGGAACAGGCCATTGATTATGATTACAACATTGTTTAGAACACATATTTAGATCTAATTTTTGAATTGTACTAGTACCATTTTCAAATTTTTCTTTTAATTTTTTTAAATCTTTTTCTTGTTTTCTTTGGAGATTAGGTAAAACGAATAAATAAAAAAAAATGGCACCTAATAATACAACAAAAAGAATTAAATTATTATTATTTTGGCTTTGCATTATATATATAGATTAGATTTTATATATTTTATTTATTTTCTAAAGTATTAATAATGAAACTATTAGATAAAATAAAACAATTTAATGAAAAAAAAAATAAGGAAATAACTAAATTATTAAGTCCAAGTAAAAAATATAGAATAGATTTTTTAAAAAATAATAAAAATAAAATGGGTATTTATGATAATAATAAACTAGAAATTGTTGGAGATTATAATTTTTATGGTATTTATCAACCTTATACTAATTTATGGATATGGGCAAGCTCTATACCAGGAGTTGATAAAAAACATATTAAAAATATAGAAAAAATAAAAGCTTTTGATTACTTATTTGAAGATGATACGAATATAAAAATATCATTTTATTATCAATTATTAACACAAGATGTAATTTTAATAACGAATGAAAAAATGATCAGTTGGATTAATGAATTATTATTATATTTATCTAATGATTTGTTTTATTTTAATCCTATAAATTCTGATCAAAATATTCAATTTATAACAATATCAAACATAAAAGAAAAATATATTTAAATTTTGATCTGTTTATTTATTCTTTTTTTATCTTTAGATGCTAAAGTATTGAATTCAGTTGTTTTATCTATTTTTAAACATAACTCAATTTCTTTAATAGATATATCTTTATTATAACCATTTAATATTTTAATTAATTCTTGCTCTCTTCCTTCTTGTATTAAATGATTACAAATTTTATTTAACATTAAAATTTCATTATTTGATTTGTTATTAATTATTTTTAATAAATTAATTATATTTTTTCTATTAATATTTTTAAGAGAAGTTTTATTTAAATCAGAACTAAATTTAATATCTTCTTTAGAAATCTTATAATTAGATATATTTTTACATATCCAATAAGATGTATTCAAACATGTATAAAAACCATGTATATTTTGAAGATACCAATTTTGATCCGTATATATACTCGTTTCAATGTTATCACCCCTTGAAAGTGAATCAGATACTTTAACAATGTTATAAATAATATTTTGCCATGAATCATTTGATTTATTTAAAATTTTTTTTAAATAGTTTTCATGAATCATTAATGGTAATAATACTTTTTCAGATTCATATAATTTAATTATACTTTCATAATCTAAATAGTTATTTAAAATTCTTTCTGTAGAATCAAATAAACCAACATCTATATTTTTTTCTCTTGATTTTTCAATGAATTCATTAATTTTTAAATTTGTAACTCTTCCATTTGATAAATGATAAGATAATTCTTGAAATAAATTAATTAATCTTCTGATATCATTTTGTGCAAATAAAATTAATTTATAAATAAGATTATCACTTTCCCAAATTATTTTCTCAGATGAAGATATTTTTTTAACTAAGTGTAATAATTCTTCATTAGTTGGATTAGTAAATAATATTTCTTTACAAGTCTTCTTTAAATCATTTAATAGTTTAGAATGTTGATTATTTGAAATAAATATGAGAGGAAAACTTTTTAATTTATTATTATTTTTAAAAATATCCATAATATATTTTTTTTCACTAGTGAGTGTAATATTTTCAGTTTCATCAAAAATTAAGGCAATTTTATTAGTTTTATTATCTTTAAAATTTATTTTTGAATAAACAGAATTTACAAAATTATAATAATCATTAAAATCATCTAATATTCTATGATCTTTTATCTCATTGGGATTTATTATTCGTGGAATATAATTTAATTCATTTAGCAGTAGTTTAATAGTTAATGTTTTACCCAATCCCTGGTTACCTGATATAATTATACCTTGACTCTTGTTATTATTTAAATTAGTTATCCATTCTCTTAAGCTTTTAATTTGATTTACATTACCAATAATATTATTTAATGTTGATGGCTTATATTTATTTATCCATAAATCATTATTAATCATCATATATAAAATATTGGTATTTATTCTTTATAATGAAAATTTAATATTTTTTTAAAGTAATCATATATGGTTTAATTATTTTACAAATTTTTTAAGAATATTATATATTTGTTAATAAAAAACTTTAAAAAATATAAAATAAAAAAAAAAATTTCTAATTCAATATATATAAAAATGGATTCCTCCGATGTCAAAAATAGAAATCGTCCTTCTAATAGTGATTCTGTAGATGATGAAGTACAAAAACTATTCCGTAAAAATAATGGTAAAATAACCACAGAAGATTTTATTAAATTAAGACAAAGATTTAATGATGAAGATTTAGTCGATAAAATTCAAAAAGCTTATGTTGAAAAGCATCTTACTATCACCAAAAAAGCAAAAAAATTTGCTGAACTAATACGTGAAAAATATTCTAATCAACAATATCCTTTTCATATTTTATTAGAAAAAGCTCGTTTATTTAAAATAAAACATGGTTTATCTGAAGATGAATTTACAGAATTTCAACGTATTTATGAACAAGAATTAGTTGGAATAAAATCACCTGAAGTAGTTGTACCTGCAACTAACATTATGAAAATTTTAGGTTCTGTAAATGTTGATTACCAAGGTTTTACTTCTAAATTAAATGATAACGACTACAAACACTTACAAGAAATCTTAAAATTATATGCTAGTTCAAAACCTCTTCATGCTCAAGTACTATTACAATCTATGCAATATAATGATTGTGACTTTGAAGCTTTAACCGGTGAATACAAACCTGAATTAGGTCATCGTCCAGGTGATTCAATACATCCTGTTATTGCAGCAATGTTCATGCCCAAAATTGATGTATTAGAAAATCACTTTATATTTTCAAATATTGCAGGTATTGTTAAAGCTCGTTATAACAATGAAAGATTAATTAATCGACCAGATTATGAATTATTTTATGCTTTAACTCAAGATCCCAACGATGTTGTATGTGATAGTCGTTCAACCATGCTTGATTTATTAAACCGTGCTCAAATTCAAAACCAATTATGGAATAGTATTTTAAGTTTACGTAACGGTCAATATTATAGCGCACAATTTCGTGATTTCGTAGGAATGATAGATATGTGCAGACTTAATAAACATGATACTCCTGACTTAGTTTATGGACGTTATGATGGAACTATCTTAAAGAGATTATTATCTACTTTCTCTTTCCGCCCAACAATTGTTACTACTACTCCAGTATACCAAGTTGTAAACCTGAATCCTTATCAACAAAATGTTCGTCCTCTTGTTACAGCTGTTCCAATGATTAATTTTAGACTTCCAACTTCTCTTAATGATGATTCACCCAGAAGCTTAAATGAAGCTTTAGAACAACATCAATTTTTCTTAGAAAATGGTACTCTTGTACCTCGTCACACATCTTTAATCTATTCTCGTGGTGTTTTATTCTTTTTCGTCGATAGACGTGCTAATGTAATTAAATTTAATGATATGGCACCATTTAATATTTCAAGAATGCCCTTAACAGTATCAGGTTTTGAACGTATTAATGATCAAATAGTAGATTTTGAAACTTCTTTTGAAATTAGAGGTGATACTTATCAACTTCGTTCAGTAGTTTTAGCTGAACTTAATAGAAATTCAAGTGAAAAAAATATTGTTGTCGGATCTTCAGCAATTTTCATGCTTCATCCAAATGGAAATTCATTCACTTCTGAGTTCTTTAAATATGATCCTATTTCTGTTGCTGATGCCTACATTGATCCAGCTACTCAAACATTTAAAAATCGTAAACCAGTAAGCATTTTATATGGTATGCCAAGTATGGATAATAAGGGGTCTTCATTTATTGAAATGGCACAATCTCGTGGTATTGTATTTATGTATCAAAATATTAAAGTTAATGAAAATCCTGAATTACTTTATTAAATATATTTATTTTATTCAATAGGTTAAAATAAATAAATTAATTTTTTCTAATTAAATATAATGGCAACAAAAGAAGTAGGATATGGTACAGCAAAGTTACCAATTAAAAGATTTGATATACAAGGTATGGTTGATCATTGTACTATTGCTATGATAGCTAAACGTGCTACTGGTAAATCTTTTTTAACTAGAGAAATAATGTTTCAGAAAAAAAATTTAGCTGCTGCAATTGCTATTAGTAGAACTGAAAAATTAAATGGATTTTATACTGATTTTATTCCTGATTCTTATATTTATTCTGAATATAATAGTGATATTTTAACAAGAATTTATGAAAGACAATCTAAAATGAATGAAGATAATAAAAATAGAATTAAAAATGGTAAGAAACCAAAAGATGATTCTATAATGTTAATTATGGATGATTGTATGAGTGACAAAAGATGGCTTAAAGATCCTAATATATTAGAAATGTTTTTTAATGGAAGACATCATCATTTATCATTTATATTAACAATGCAATATTCTGTAGCTATTCCACCAGAAATGAGGTCTAACTTTGATTATATTTTTTTACTAGCAGAAGACACAATTACTAATAGGAAAAAATTATACGAACATTATACAGGTATGTTTCCTACTTTTGATATATTCCAACAGGTTTTTTCAGATTTAACAGAAAATTATGGTATGATGGTTATTAATAATCGAGTTCATAGTAAAAATATTACTGATAAAGTTTTTTGGTATAGAGCTAAACCAGTACCTACATTTAATGTTGGATGTAATAAATTTAGAAGATTTCATGATGAAGCATATGATTCACAGTGGAACAAACGTTTAGAAATATTTAATCCTGAAAGTTTATTTTCTAGGAAAAAAAATTCAGTACGTGTCACAGTTATTAAAAATTAATTATATTTTTATAAATATAATTAAATTAATTATCACCAATAATTTTTGGACCATTTAATTGGGAGGAAAATGTATCAGTATTTTTTACTTGATTGCTTAAATTTTCAATTTCAGTATCCAATTCTGATTTCTTTTCTTCCATCTTCTTAATCTGACTTTCAATTTCAAGAATATTCTTTTCTAGACTTTCTACTTCAGTATTATCCTTAGCTTTGCTTACTTGCTTCTTTAAATCTTTAATAGTATCTTGTCTAGATTGTAAATTATCTAAAATATTCTTTCTAACCATTTCATTCTTACGTTGTTCATGATATAATTTAGCCTTTTCTTGGTTCTCAAGATAACCTTTCATCATTTTATTTAATTCTTCATTTGCATATTCAGAATCTTTAACAGCTTGAGAATCTGGATTAGGATCAAATGGTAACCATTTACCCATTTCACCAACAAAAACATTAAATGCTGGATCTATTGCTTGAAGTTTTTTACAATGTTCACAAGCTTCTTCATACTTTGAAAAAGCACCACGAACCTTAACACCAGATAATGTAGTCTTGTTTTCCTTATCAGTTAAAAATGATAAACAAACATATTTTTGATCCCACGGAATAATTGAATCTTCGGTTAAATAATCTACTTTTGACATTAAATTAATTATTAAATTATTCTTTAAATAAATTTATTTAACAAAAATTTTACCTATTTTATCTTTTTGATCAAAAGTTTGATATCCCATCCATAATGATGGTTGAGAAAACATCTTTTGATATTCTTTATTAATACTATAATCATAAATTGTTTGAGATCGTCTAATTAATTTATTTCTATATTGATTTAATTTATTTTTGTAATAATTTAAATAACCATTATTTGAAGCTTTAGTAATATATATAGTCATTAATATTATTCCAATAACCAATATTAATAAAGATATATTATAAATAATATGATTCATAATTAATTTAATTTAGAATTTATTTTTTTTACTTAAATGAACTTATATATTCCCAATTGAGATACTTACATATTTTTTCCCATAATTGATCATTTTCCATAATTTTATCAGAATCTTTATGTAACGGAAAGCAATCTAATAAATGATCTAATTCTAATAATTCACAAAATTTATGAAGAACATAAGAATAAGATAAAAAATTCTTACGATCAGGATGTTTATATATTTCCCACGGATCTTGAACTTTAAAAAACATACTAATAAATAATTTTTCCATATCTCTTGTAATTTTTGGAGGAGGAAGATTATTTAACTTATTTATAATATATGCTATATGTTCATAATAAATATTATATTCTAATTTTTTAAGTATACCTTTCATTTTTTTTTTATCTAAAGTTGATAAATCAGTAATTCTTCTTTTATTTAATTCTTTAACTATATCAATAAAAACATTTTCAGGAATATCGGGGCTTTGCTTTGCTTGAAATTGATTAAGCCATTCTCTAAAATGATTGACTTTTCTATATGGTGAATAATCCTTAATTTGACGCTCTTCATCAAGAATTATCATTTCACTATCTCCACAACATGGACAAATATAAGCACTTTCAGTCATATCAAGTATTTTTTCTATTTTACATTCAATACAATATTTAATTCTATTAGAACCATCGTCATGATTTATTCTAATACCATCAACTCTTTGACAATATTTTTCAAATAAATTTGCTCTATTTACTATTTTATTTTCATCTTGATTGTTAATATTTTTTTCTTTTTTTGTAAATAAGAATTCCAAAATATTTTTTGATTCTTTTACATTTATTTCTTGAGTATCACGCATTTCATAATAATCAGAAATTAAATCTCCTGCATTATCATAATAATCCATTTCATCATAATTATTAGATATAGATTTCATTTGTAACTCTAATAAATCTTTTTTATCTAATAAACTTGCTCGATGTTTTATATCTTCTATAGTAAAAGTATCTCTTCTTTCATCCATCGAAGTGATTTCATGATTGATATTTATGATTTGTTGAGAAATATCATTTTTATCATTACGTTTTTGAGAGAAATATTTAACCATAATTCTATGTTTATTATCAAGAGTATTAGTTTCTTTTAAATTAGATTGTTTATTTTCCTTGTATTTTGAAGTTTTTTTGGTACTTGACATCTAAATATTAATTGTATATTATAAAATTACTTTAAATAAAATTATCTATATTTTATTTTTATACCTTTGGAAATTTTAAATGCTGATTTTATATGCAAAAAATAAAAATTCAAATAATGTAAAAATGAATTATATATA